TTGTTTTTAAGATATTCAAAACCTGTAATTATATTTTCTTTTATTTCAAAAATATTGTCATTGTTTTGAAAATAATAAATAGTTTTATTAGTTCTATTTAACTCATAAACAGTTGTAATTTCTCCTTTAGTAATAACAGGCAAATTATCATAAGAATTATTAAATCCTTGCAATCTTGTAATATCATCTTCTAAGTTACTAGTTTCAACTAATTCATAACCTTTAGAACTTAGTGCTTTTTTTATTTCATTCATTTGCATACTTAATTACACCATAATCTTAGATTTATGTAAAGGATTTATTTGTTAAATTATTAATAAGAACCACTATATATAGTATGTTTTTAGGTTTTTTTTATTTTTTTTGTAAATTTCTACTTTTTTTGCTCTAATTTGCACACAATACAATACAAAAAGAAGTCGTGGTCTATGAACTTATGTCCTTGTTCTTCGCATATCAATTCAGGATTCTCTGCCATTTTCTTCTTTCGTACTTCGTCCTGACCTAGAGCTTCAAACTTACCAAACCATTTGTTGATTGCATAAGGTGTTACATCAATCTTATTCCAATGCTTCTTATAAGCATTTATAGAGCCTATGAGCATATCTGTAGTTACTCCTGCGTCAGTTAGCTCTTTGCAAACTTTAAACCAACCTGACTTCTCTCCTTGAGTTCTAGGTGTATAGCCAAGCTCATCACAGAATACCTTGTAAAGAGCTTTGCGATTTCTTAATACTTCTTCATCAATTTTCTTTGGTTGTGGAGAATCCACATCTATTGGTTTTAGTTCATTGGTTATAGTTCTATGTACTGTCTCCGATACTACCCTTGTATCGTCTGCAATACTACCCCTAGTATCATCAGCGATACTACTAGATGTAGTGGTATTAGATTTGAGATATGGGTTGCTTGTTTTTAGATAATACATATTGGTTTGCTTTGCATTATCTTTAAATCTATTCTTCTTCTCTATTGCACCAATATCAATCAACTCATTAATAAGTTTGTGTGTATTAGCTCGACTCACTCCAACTCGCTTTGCCAAAGTTGTAACACTTGGATAACAAGAGCCGTCCTTCCTATCTGCATAAGTCCATAAAATACAATATAAGTTCTTTGCTCTTGGGCTAATGTCTGCGTCTAATATCCATTCAGGTATTATTGCAAAGTAATTATCTGCTTCTATTTTCATTAAAATAAACCTTCCTGTGTGTTATTTATGTTATCAATTGCAATATCATAATATTCCTTTACCAACTCAATGCCTACAAATTCTCTATTCATTTTTTTACAACTAACTCCTGTTGTTCCTATTCCCATAAAGCAATCTAAAATTGTTTCATTTTCTTTTGTAAAATTACTAACCAAAAAATCAGATAGTTGTGAAGGCATAACTGCACTATGTATCTTGTTTCTTTTTGAATTTATATTTAATTCAATGTGATTAGTTAAATGATGTGGATTTACTACAACAGACTTTTGTTTGGTAAAAATTAAAATAAATTCATATACATTAGACAATCTATGCTGAGTTGAACTTGGAGTACCATTTGGTTTATACCAAATTACATTCTGTTGTAAATATTCTGAATAATTACCTATTAGTTTATAAACATCTTTTTTGTTATAGTAATTAGTTTGAATATTCCAAATAATATATTTGTTTGTTACTCTAAACAATTCATCAATTATAGAAACACACCAATCATAATAATTTTTATTACTATCTTCAAAGTGTTCATACTTACCTTTTAATTTAGACTTTGTAGTCCTAGATTTACCTGAATTGTAAGGTGGGCTTGTTATTACAGTATCAATACTTTTATCATTAAAAGTTTTTAATACATCTAAGCAATCGCCATTAAATAGTTTCATAATGTCCTATCTATGCCGTAGTGAGTACCTTGCGTCAAGATACTCACTCAGCACCGTACTATACCAATTAGAAGGGAGCTTCGTTTTCGGTAACCTCGTCTAATGATTTAGGTTGCACTAACTCTTGTGGTTTGTAGTTAGGCATAATCTCAGCAGGTGGCTCGTCAGACCAACTTGCATAAGGATAACCATTGTTACCACCTGTACATTGTTTGTTACCACATTTGAAGTTAGGGCTTTTGTCTGACTTCTTATCTGCTCTGTTGTCGTACACCTTAGACGCACAAGAAGGGCATTTAAACTCTCCTTGACCCACGCTCTTTGTTGATATTTCTGTATTATCAGTTATATTTTTCTGTGGGCTTGGTTGCGTTGCAGGTGTACTAACAACAGGATTCTCAGCGACTTGAGAAAACGGATTGAGAATCCAATCTTCTATCTTTTGTGCAACATTGAAAACTTCTGTTAGATTCTCCATAAAAAAATCTGAATCACAAGCTAATTCAACTGCACCTTTTAAAGCTACTTGTCGAACAATTAATTTATCTTTATTATCCATTTACTAACTCCTTTGCACTATTAACTCTTGCTTCTACCCAATCGTTATTAGTTCTCCATTCATCTAGTGTTTCTTTTTTCCAAACAGGTGTTGCTTTTAATTGGTAGTCAGGCTCAGGCAATTTCCCTTGAAATTTCCATTGTGCAACCTCTTGGCGTTTAACTCCGAGCCAATTTCCAATCTCAGCAGTACCTAATATATCTTGCGTCATTTATTCTCCTTAATATATTCTGCGATATTTATTTCTTTACCCTTTGCCAACTCTGAATATAGTGAGTCTAATTGACTACTAATTTTATCTTCATTAACAAACTTGTGTGGGAATAGTTTTAATGCGATTGTTTCTAAGACCATTATTAAGATTCCTGCTATTGCAAGATATCCACAAGCCCAAGTCATCAACCAAATAAAATCTAATTCATTCATTCTTGTTCTCCTTCTAATACTGCTCTCATACTTAATTGGAATTTAAAGCCTGAGAACTTATCTCTATTCTTATCTGCTACTACTTTTAATATATCAACAGGTATCTGATGAGAGAATACAGGCTCTAGGTTTATCCAACCAACTGCCTTGAAGCTCTTACCATAACTTTGTTCTACGACAATCTCTACTTTGCCTTGAACAAATCCTGTAAGTGTTATTTCATTTGTCATACTAAAGACCTTCTCCTTAATATTTCGTGTCTTAATGTTCTTGTTATTATTGTTTTTGTTTCATCATCAAACTCGTCAGACTCAACTAAAACTGCAAACATATTCCACACATCAGCAGATATGTTGTGCTTTACATTAAAGTTTCTCTCAGTATCAGTTGTGTATTCAAATTGACTATTTATTAGTTTCTTAAATTGTCTATCTAAAGATTCCAACCTAACTTCTGATTTTTTTGTTCTCATTTGTATCAACTCCTACCAATATTTTCTATCGTGTCTATTACTTGTACAATCGAAACAAACAGATTTCCAATTATTAGCTTTTGTTGTTCCTGCATTAACATCAAAAATTGCATAATCTTTATATGTTAAATCTGTTTTGCAATCGTAACAGTTATCTTTTTTTGTCATTTGTATCAACTCCTTTTTCAATACTTTATTTATATTAATCTCTGATTAGATTTATGCAAATCTTAAATTATTTTTTTTAAACTGTTGTGTAAAGGTACTCGTAAATGTCGCCTACTTCATAGTCATCAAATGCAATCTCTACTATATAGTATTTTCCAATCTGTTGTGGTTTTTCCATAGCACCATATTGCATAAGTCTTGGAGAGTCATACTTAAGATACCCTGCCTTAATCATACACTTAATGCAATTCACTCCCTTGCTGATGTCTAATTGGTATGCTGAATCTTTGTATCTAGTTTTAAAAGTAGAGCCACATATTGACTTTGCTAAGAATGGGTTGAAGTCATCTTCAAAGCAAACATCATCAAGGATATGTTCTTTGCCTTCTTGGTTGTTACCGTCTCCGTACCACATACGGTCTTGAGCTTTTAGTGTTTTGAGTTCTGTTAGTTTCATTCTTTTTCTCCCTATTACCTTATGTCCGAACTTTTTAGAAAATTCCGGTTTATAAAAATATTTTTTATTTACGCCTAAGACTCGCCTAAGACTACAGTATCTTTAAATTATCCCAACCGTCTTTAGTAACTGTCATTGTTACTACACCTGTTGATGTTGAGTAACCTGTTCTAGTTTGGAAGTCAGTTGAAGGACTCATAGCAGGAACTCCCATAATTGTTCTGCCACCTTGTTCAACGGCAGTAAAGTGATGATAGTGTCCGTGAACAATCATCTTGGCTAACCCTACAGGTTGCTCTCCTGCTTCATTAAGTCCAAACATCTGACCCTTCCACCAATTCTCAATCTTCTTTGCAGGAGTTCCACCACCTGCCGTTAAATGTCCGTGAGTAAAACCCATTAAGAAACCTTTAACATCTAAAAGTAAATGTGGAGAGTCAGGAACAACAACTTTGATATTGTCATAGTTAGATTCATAAACCAAGTCTCCAACTTGTTCTAGTATTTGCAAGTCTAGGTTATCCAATTCTTCTGTTGCCATACTTTGCTTACCACTTCTGTTTTGTCCGTGATTAGAAGTTACACCTGAGAGAGTTACTGTATAGTCTTGGTCTGCAAAGTTCTTTACAATTTTCCAAAGCAATCTTCTTGCAACTGTAATTTGGTCTCGAAGGTGCATATCGAGATTCCAAATTTGGCTTGAGTACCAACCTGACAAGCTACAGTTTTCGACAATATCGCCAAGTCCAATGACATACACTTCATCAATCTTATGTCCACCTTTTTTTAATTCTTTAAGTCTTGCGTTTGCAGTATCAAGAGAAGCTAAAACTTTACTAACAATATCTTCACTACCTTTACCGTCTCGTTTTCCTAATTGATAATCTGCTACATAATACATAAATGCAGAATCTCCTTTGAGTACATCTGACTTTTTAGGTTTATGAGATTTAATTTCTTTTAAGAGCTTCGCATAATCTGTATCTCTATCAGGAACTTTTTTTCTAATGTCAGCTTTGTAGTACCAAGCCTGTTGGACATTACCGTCTCCCATATTCATATCCCAAGTTCTTACTTGCAAATTTCCAACCACTTCATATTCGTTAGGGTCAAAACCCCATTCACTTAGTAGTGTTGCAAACTCAGGCTCTTGTTCTTGTGTTCCACGAGATACTAATGTACCTTTGTTTGTCTTTGGGTCATACTCAGCGTGTGGTTGCCACCCTGACGGATATTTCTCTTTAGCTAATGCTTCGTTATGTTTCTTGTCGTTGTAGCGTTCAAGAAACTTATTTAGATTTTCTGATTCTTTGCTTTTGCTCATTGATTCTATTACTTATTGTTTTAGCAGTAACACCTGTCCAACCACACTCATCAATTAGCCAATCAACTAATGCTTGAGTATCGTTGTAACCATTCTTAAGAGCAGATAATACTTCTTCCCATTCAGCTTCACGCTTCTCAGTAGAATAAAAGTAACCACGCTTTTGTGGTTTTCTCTCGTAGGTTTCGAGATAGTCTTTAAGTGTCATATTGCGTCCTGTTTTGCTTACTCAAATTATAAACTATGAGTGCAATTTTAAGGGTATTTCTAGGGAATTTATCAAAGTTATTTTTTGGGCATAGCTAAAAGCCTATAAACATTGGGTTTATACTTTATAAAATTTACAAGAAATACTTGTATATGTATTACAAAGTAGTAATCTTAGATTATGAAATTAACAAAGAATGAAAAAAGAAAGGAGTTGATTTCAATGCAAACAAGAAAAGAAGTATATAACAAGATTATGGAATTACAAAAAGAATTACATAGTCATAAACGAGTACAAGAAGAATACAGAATACACAGAAACTTTTATCCTAATGTTTCAGCAGGAGAAAAAATCTATGATGAAGCTAAAATTTCTCGTGCAGAAATTAGAAGAATAGAAAAAGAATGTGAAAAATTATCTAAGGTTATGATTTCATTACCATTAGAAAAACCAAAGACTATATCAAAAGAGAGATTGGAAGAATTAAAAGCTAAAAGTAAAATATAATGCTTTTATAAAACCCACCTGCTTCGGTAGGTGGGTTTTTTTTATTGTTCCCAAGTTTCAAGTAAAGCAAAAACAATCTCATCTAACTTATCAAGTTCTACTACAACTAATCCATTAGAAGTTCCGTCAGGCATAGCCACAAACATAAAAGGTCTTGTATCTCCTATTGCAACATTCTTATCAGATTGTTCTTTGGCTTTTTGATATTTAGTCCATAAGGTTTGTACTTGCTTACCTGCTTTGACTTCTACTCTGACTTCTCCTTGCCAAGATTCTTCATTACCCATTTGGCTTCTAAACTTTGTATCAGGTATTCTCAGTTTCTTCCTAGCAAGGTTTTGTTTTCTTCTACCTTTGTTCTTATTAGTTAGCCCACGCTTTTGATTATCAGACCAACCTTCTCTATTCTTTTTATTCTTTTGACCTATACCTTGCAATCCTTGTTCTTCGTGTTTCCTACGCTTCCAATCTGAATAGGTCTCATCTTCTCTTATATCAAACTCTCGATTCATCTAACACCTTCTCTAATACCTTGAGACTAACAGTAAAACTATTTACAAAAGATAATTCATCAAAGAAATCAACAGGCACTAATAAACAATGTGCGTACCATTTACTTCCTGAGTTATTCTCATTCTCTATCTTTACAGATTTAAACTTGTTCTCTTTTATCCAAGTTAGTAAATATGGTTGTAGCAATCTTGGTTTCCAATACCTTACAAAGTTTGTTGGATAACTCCAATACATTAAAAAGTCTGCAAAGGTTTTCATCTGACAACCAATCTGAAGCTCTCCATTCTCTTGTTCAATAAGATATTCCAAAGCTATGTTTCTAGTTTCTTCTATCTGTGTATCTGTTTTAACTTCTATAAAGTTAGAATCAAGTTCATTATTAAATACCCAAATGTCTGCACCTTGTAGTTGTTCTTCCATTCGAGTTGGTCTTGCGTGATACTTGTTACCTTTGCCGTCAGTAATAGAATTGTAATGAGCAAGTATTAACTGCTCTCCAATCTTACCTATGCTATCTTGTTCTTTAAAATTAAAAGCCATAGTTCCAACAATCCTTACTACTATACCAATGCTTACCCTTACCGTCATTATAAAAGAGCCACTTGGCTACTTTGATATTTAGCAAAGGATTCGTTCTACTTCCTGTAAATTTTAATTTATCTTGCAACCAAGACCAAGTCGAATCCGTAAATTGAAATAATCCAATATCAGATGAGCCGTCCTTATTTATATTCTTAGCAAATGGCTTACCACGAGACTCGCAGTAAATCATTAGACTAGCTTGTAATACATCTTCTTCTTTAAAGTGTGTTTGCAATATAGGTAGCCATTGTTGTACAACTTGTACCTTCTCGTATTGTTCCCTGCAATTCAAAAAGTTATCCATATCACTCGCACTTGGTGGCATAGATAACAAACAAGCAATCACACCTTCAATTATTAATGAAGGCATTTAACTCCTTTAACTATTTATTTTTTGTAAGTCTGTTTGTTTAGAATATCTATACAAACAATTTCTGTTGTCGCAAAACAAACTACCACGATATGTGCTAAGCTGTTTTCCACAGAACATACAACTTGTTCCTTTTACTTTCACAAAAGTATTATAAATCATAAATTGACGAATTTGTGATTTAAAATAAAAAAAAGACCTTAGATACTAGCAATAGCTTCTAAGGTCTTTTAAATTATTTTCCTGCAAAATATTTAATTTGCTCTAATTTTCTATCAGCATTATATAAAGGTTTTGCAATATTCCAAAAACGCACATTGTATTGAGTTTCTAAAATTATTGATTTATATAATTCTTTTTGATTTTCACTATTAGCTTTGGCTAATTTTTCTTCTAATTTAACAATATGGTCTTTGAAACTATTTACAGTTTTTTTATTAAGTTTATTAGAAATAAATTGAAAATAAACTTTATTTCTGTTAGTAGAATTATTTTCTTTTGTTTTTGTAATAATACCTGTAGCAACAACTTCTGCTAAAAATTCATCTAATAATACTTGTTGATTATCTCTAAATAATTTTACTCTTTGATAGTAAGTCATTTTAACTCCTTGTTTGTTTATTTCATTCATAATCAAAGATTACTAGAAATAAATAACTATGCAACACAAAAATAAGAAATTTATAAGTTTTTTTTATGATTATTTTAGGGTGGTAAGTTATGCCTAAATGATATAAAAAGCTCTTAAAACGGCTCTAAATGGCTAATTTAAGCACTATATTGGATAATTCCACCAATTAATATAACAATAAAGGTTGCAGTAGCTAAAAGTTCTGACCTAGAAATCTTTGTATTTACCTTCTCGTGAAGTTCATCAATGCGAGAATTTATCTTATCTTGTCCTTCTAAGACAAGCAATAACATCTCTTTTTGTGTCATTCCATTACCGTTATTATCTGCCATTAATTTTCCTTACAGTTATCACTACCATATTTGCAATTACAAATAGTAATGTATGTTCCTTCTTCGTTGCGAGTTGTACTACATTTATCTGTCATAATCAAAAAAATCCCAATCTTTATCAAAAACAGAACGGTTTGATAAATCCCATTTACTTACTCTTTTAATAAAAGAACTAATCTCTTTTAAAAAATAACCTATTAAAAATCCTATAAAGTAATCCATAATTATCCTTTTATATTTTTAATAATAATACCTAAAAGTAATGTAATTGTTGCAGTTTTAAAAGCAATAAATAAATGCTCAGCAGATAAATCAATTCCTGAAGTCATACCTAAGATACAAGCTACAAAAGGTTTAGACCAATCTTCAATGTTTTTTTTTAAAAGTTTTTGCATTAGCTACCACCTAATTTGATAAGAACTTCTGTTAAAGCATTGTTTAATTCTTTTTCTCTCAAAGCCAAATCAACAACAACTTGTTCTAATTTATCTATTTGAACTTGATAAACTACTGCCATTTGTTGTAGTTCATTAACAGTTTTAAATAACCAAGCGACTAATCCTGCTAAACCACCTTGCAGAATTTGTGATAAATTAACTTGTGTTTTCATTAAACCTACTTATTGTCGTAGGTAATTTTTGGTTTATATTGTTCAAGACCATTTTGCACAACTGCTAATCCTGAACTCAAAAACGCAACACCTATTAATTCAAACATATTTGCGTCTATGATTCCTGATGAGTTTGCTAAATACAAAGAAATTGCAGATTGCAACCCTGTACGAAAAGCCTTACTTAAAATAAATTTCCAATATTCTTTATTTCTCATTCTTCTTCCTTTTTATTTGGGTTGCTTAACAATACCTTAGCATATAATTTACAATCTTTATTGACACATTTATATCCAACTTTAAAAAGTTTTGTGTCTTGGTTGCACAAATGACAAATTAATTTCAAAGAATCCTTTGATTAAGTTATTGTTCTACCTGATAATTTTATTAAAATTTCTCTTATTAAACCTTTAATCTCTGATATATCTTCTTGTATAAAACTAGGGTGCAACATATCAGGTGGAGAATCATTTGAGATATTTTCTCCAAGATTTATTTTTGAATACTTAATTGTTACTTTTTCTCCATTAAGTAAAGCGTCTCTAATTTTTGGGTATAAGCGTTTATATGCGTCTGTGCTTTGAGAGATTAAACCTTTAGCGTCTAAATCTAAATCTTGTTGAACTGAGCCAACACCTAAACAACCTGATGTTTGCGTAGAATCATTTAAAGTGTGGATTAATATATATTCAAATTCAGGAACATCTTGAAGCCACAACATACCTTTGTGCCAATCAGCACCATATCTACTTAAGTATCTTGTGTGAAAACCACCAACAGTTCTAAATTTTATTTCGTATTCGCCTTCAGGAATACAAGTTTCGTGCATTACTTTTACATCTCGATATTCATCTTCTAATGTGTAGCACTCAAAAATACCGTCAATAAATAGCATTCCATTTGTTGCGTCTGAGCCGAATTGGTGTCTTATGACATCAAGTTTCATTAGGCAGGTTTAGGATTATCAGCTTTAACTTGTGCTATATGGTCTGCCCAAATGGTTGTTCCATTAACACTATCCCAATATTGCATATCTAGTTGGTCTGCAATACTTCCGTATGCTTCTTGCCTAGCTTGAATATAACCAAACTGTTGTTCATTCCACATAGAATTAGCTTTATCAATAATTGCTTGTTCGTAATCGCTTTGCGAAAATTCCAATCTCTCATTATTAACTTGCTTGTACATTGGTTTAGCGTCCTCAACTTCTTGAGTTGCTATAACTGTTAGTTCTTCTAATGTTGCCATATCTCTCCTATCTTACTATATATTTCTTATACTTACTTCTTTAAACCATATAAAGTGAATGTTCCACTCTCAAAAGTATCAGAACTTTCTAAACTAAAATTTATTCCATTGTGTGCTTCTGCAACTGTATAAACACCACCACCTTGATGTCCAAATAAATTACCAGAGGCATTTATATAATTACTCTCTACTGTTA